TCTTAGAAGATTTAGAGATTATCACAGAATTAACAACTTTTATTATTAAAGGACAATCGTTTGAGGCTGACGAAGGATGTAACGATGACTTGGTAGCATGTCTGTTTATGTTTGCCTGGGCCACAGACCAACAATATTTCAAAGAACTGTCAGATCAAGACATTCGGGCAACCATGATGAAAGAACAACAAGATATGTTGGATCAAGACATGGCGCCATTTGGATTTATCCTTGATGGTCTTGAAGATGAAAATATTGGTAATATGGTAGATGATTATGGAACTAAGTGGTCAGCTGTCGTAAGAGACAACGCTACAGATTGGTAAATACCTATATAAATTCTATAAGATCATGGTCTAGTTTGATGAAACAATTTGAACAAACGATAGAAGATTCTTTAATTAACTCTAATGCTTCTTTACGGCTTTGACTGTTCATACCTTTGCGTTGAGTTAATTTTTTAATTTTATTATGATGTGGATGAAATTTAAGACAAACTGTTTCACTTTCACCACAATGAGAACATGACTTCTCAGCAAGGTATTCATTTAACCATACAAGACGTTGACGATAGTTTCGTCTGGATACACTTTTAATCGTTTCTTTGTATTTTTCGTAATGCTCATTCATATGTTTATTTATAAGAATCCTAGCATATAAAAAGAGTGTTTTAGGAATCTGTTTTTTATAAATAATTCTAATGAAAAGAATACCTCTAACGTAGAGTGCATTCTCTACATAGAAAAGGAGTAAGGAAAATGGGTTTTTTAGTGTCGCCGGGCGTACATGTAAGAGAAATCGACTTAACGAATATCGTTCCTGCTCTTCAAACCAATATTGGTTCTGTTGCTGGTCCTTTTGAAAAAGGCCCAGTTTCCTCAGTTACAAATGTTAGTTCGGAGGCAGAGTTGGTTTCTATCTTTGGTAAACCAAATTCAAGTAACTTTGAATATTTTTACACTGCTGCAAACTTTTTGCAGTATTCTAATGCACTCAAGGTAGTGCGTTGTGAGTCCGCCGTTTTGAACGCTGCTTCAAACCTTGGACTATTAATTAGAGATGCAGATCACTACACCAACTCTTTCAGAGATGGTCAAGGTAGTGTTGGTCCTTGGGCCGCACGAAGTGCTGGTGAATGGGGTAACTCACTCGCTGTTTCGATTTGTGCAACAGCTACGGCATTCTCCCAAGATATTACGGGTGCAAACCAAGTTAATGGTGCGCTTGCAAGTGGTGCTACATCAATCACAGTTGATGATGTTGATCTTGCAAGTAACGTTATCAACGTTGGTGACGTACTATCATTTTTTACAGACAGTGGTTTTGGAACTCCTGCTACGGGTCATGCTGGTAGAGAATATGAAGTAACTGCTCGTGACACTGCAAATGATACTATAACAATTCGTGAATTAGATAATCCTAATGGTGGAGGCCTTGTCGCTACTCTTGCTGATAACTCCTTCATTCGCAGACGTTGGAAGTTCTACGATCTCTTTGATGCAGCGCCGGGAACGTCTGATTGGACAACTCAAGAAAGCCGTGGAACAGCTGACGAAATGCATATTGTGGTCTACGATACAACAGGTAAGATTTCTGGTTTCGCAGAACCCGTTGCTGGTCAACGGACACTTGCAGTTTTGGAAACATATACTGCTTTGTCCAAGAACCCAAATGCAAAAACTTCTCAGGGTGGAACAAATTACTATGCTGAAGTTCTTTACATTCGTTCAGCTTTCATTTTCTGGATGGATCATCTTGGTGCTGGTACTAACTGGGGAACAGACCTTGATGCGTCAAATGCGGTTATCTTAAACGGAACCGATTCAACTGGATCAAACGAAGGTGACAATGTTATTGATGAAACAGATGGAGACAACATTATTTTGAACACAGATGCTGGTTCGTTTACTGCTGTAGACACTCCAACACTTGACTCTCTTACAGGTGGTACAGACGATTATGCTGTAACAGCTGGTGAAAAGAGAACTGCATATGACTTGTTCGCAAATGCTGAACTCCATGACATTAACTTTGTTCTTGCTGGACCTTCTGTTACAGAATCAGGAAGTTCATTTGGTGTAGCCGGTGATGAGTTCGACACTCACGGTACAATGATTACTGATCTTGTTGAACTTCGTAAAGATTGCGTAGCGTTTATTTCTCCTGCTCGTCAGGCAGTTGTTAACGTTCAAAGTTCAAACACACAAACAACAAACGTCAAAAATTCTTTTGACACTCTACCGTCATCTTCTTATGTGGTGTATGACAGTGGATACAAGTACATGTATGACAAATACAATGATGTGTATCGTTATGTTCCGCTTAATGGTGATATTGCTGGTCTTTGTGCAAACACAGACAGAGTTGCTGATCCGTGGTTCTCGCCAGGCGGTTATAACCGTGGTAACATTCGTGGTGCAATTAAACTTGCATTTAATCCACAACAGGCAGAAAGAGATATTCTCTACAAGGCTCGGATCAACCCAGTAGTTGACTTCCCAGGCCAAGGCGTGGTTCTCTTTGGTGACAAAACTGCTCTCACAAAACCAAGTGCATTTGACCGTATTAACGTGCGCCGTTTGTTCCTTGTTCTTGAGAAGGCAATTGCTACTGCTGCTAAATTCCAACTCTTTGAGTTCAACGATGAGTTTACACGGGCACAGTTCCGTAACTTAGTTGAACCCTTCTTGAGGGATGTGCAGGGCCGTAGAGGTATTACTGATTTCCAAGTTGTTGCTGATGGTACAAACAACACAGGCGAAGTCATTGACCGAAACGAGTTTATTGCAGATATCTATATTAAACCAGCACGATCAATCAACTTCATTACGCTTAACTTTGTTGCGGTTCGCACAGGTGTTGAGTTCTCTGAAGTTGTTGGCAAATTTTAGGAGGTAACGTAAAATGGTTGGAACAATAGACGAATTTAGAGCCCAACTAATTGGTGGCGGTGCCAGAGCCAACCAATTTAAAGTTGAGATCAATAATCCTAGAAATGCTGGAAATCCTGGCATTGATTTGAGGAATGCAGCATTTCTGTGTAGTGCAACTCAGTTGCCAGGAATGTCGGTTGAAGAAATTGAAGTTCCGTTCCGTGGAAGAACTATTCGGATTGCGGGCGACAGAGACTTTGCCGATCCTTGGACAGCTACATTCCTTAACGATACGGACTTTAGAATTCGTAATGGTATGGAAAGATGGCAGAATGCAATTAATGATTTGGCCAGTGGTCGAGGAGTTAATAATACATTAGACTACTGTGCTGATTTAACAGTATCTCAACTTGATAGAGATGATAAAGTTATTAAGGTATACAAGTTTGTCAATGCATGGCCACAGGCTATTGGATCGATTGAATTGTCATCTGCATCTGCAACAGAAATTGAGAATTTTGAAGTTACATTCAGATATCAACATTTCCTAGCTAGTGATGTTAATAGTGGCGGTGAATTTGCAGTTGAAGTCAGTCTCTCGATTTAATTGACTTTATAAACCTACTAAATAAAGGAGTAGGGAGATATGAGATATTATGGCTGAACTTTTCGGATTTACAATTAATCGTTCTAAAAAGGATACGGGTGGTGAGCAAGTTTTCACCACCCCAACTCCTGATGACGGCGCTATAGACGTTGCTGGAGGCGGTTTCTTTGGCCAAATTTTAGACACGGATGGGCGAGAGAAAACAGAACTTGACCTCATTCGTAGGTATAGAGATATTGCACAACAACCAGAGTGTGATAGCGCAATTGAAGATATCATCAATGAAGCAATTACTGCTGACCAAGTTTCCCAATCAGTTACGTTGAGAACTGATAGACTACCTTATTCAGATAAAATCAAAAGAGAAATGAGAAAAGAGTTCAATAAGATATTGTCTCTTTTGGAATTTGAGCAAAAAGGTCATGACATACTTAGACGTTGGTATGTTGATGGTCGTATTTTTTATCATAAGGTAATCGACACTAAAAATCCTAGAAAGGGTATTGTTGATTTAAGGTACATTGACTGTACTAAAATTAAGAAGGCTCGACAAGTTAAGAAAGATAAAGACGTTAAAACTGGCGTGGATATGATTACGAAGATTGATGAGTATTATATCTACAACGAAAAAGGTCTTTTCTCTGCTGGATACGGTGGAGCAAATCAAGGTTTAAAAATTGCAGCAGATTCTATTGCATATTGTCCGTCTGGTGTAATTGATCAGAATGGTGGAAAGGTTCTGTCTTATTTGCATAAGGCAATCAAACCTGTCAATCAGTTAAGGATGATTGAAGATGCAGTAGTTATCTATCGCATTTCAAGGGCTCCAGAACGTAGGATTTTCTACATTGATGTTGGTAATTTGCCTAAGGTGAAAGCGGAACAGTATCTCAAAGATGTGATGAACCGTTACCGTAACAAATTAGTTTATGATGCTAGCACTGGAGAAATCCGTGATGACCGTAATCATATGTCAATGTTGGAAGATTTTTGGTTACCTCGCCGTGAAGGTGGACGGGGAACAGAGATTACTACTCTCGCTGGTGGTTCAAATCTAGGAGAGATTGACGATATTGAGTATTTCAGACAGAAATTATATCGCTCTCTAAACGTTCCTATCTCAAGACTTGAATCAGAAAATTCTTTTAGTCTTGGACGGGCAAATGAAATCACACGGGATGAATTAAAGTTTACTAAGTTCATTCAGAAAATTAGAAAGAAATTTACACCACTCTTCACTGACCTTTTGAAGACGCAACTTATATTGAAAGGTATTATCTCATTAGAAGATTGGGATACTATGAAAGAACACATTCAATATGACTTCTTAAAAGATGGTCACTTTGCAGAGTTGAAGGAAGCAGAGCTTCTTAATGATCGTATTCAAACACTCGATTCAATTCAATCATATATCGGAACATTCTTCAGTAAGGAATATGTCCTTAAACATGTATTACGAATGAATGATACAGAGGTTGATGAGATGAGGGATCAAATTGCTCGTGAAATGGAAATGGACCCAATGGATGGTGGTATAACTATCCCAGTTGGTGGCGATGGTGTTACTCGTTATCCAGAAGTTGGTGGAGCGCCTATTCCTGCTGATGATTATAGTAAGTTCTCAGGTGAAGAAGACCCAGAGGATGAGTTAAAGACAGCACAAGCTGCACAAGCAAAAGCAGATGCAGGGTTAAAAGATGCTGATGCAGCTGAAAAGAAAAACGGAAATGGAGATAAATAATGAGTAGAGAAATTGTAGACGCATTATCAAATGGCGATAATATTGGAGCAGAGAATAATTTTAATGATGCATTGTCACAAAAAGTTGGTGATGCACTTGAAGCTCGCAGAAAAGAAATTGCAACCACATTTGTCAAAACAATGAGTGGAGAAAATGAAAAGAATTGAGGAAATCTATGAATCTACAGTTGTAGAGAAGGATGAACACAGGAAATCCAAATTGTATAAGAAGCTTTCGCCTAAGTTAAAGGACGCTGTAGACGATATTTTTGCACAAATGGATTCTAAACCTTCAGATTTCCTAAATACTTTCGAGAAAACTATTTCTGATATCTCAAAGAAATATAGAGTTCCAGAGAAAGAACTTATGAGATATTTTGAAAAAGAAATGTTGTCGATTTAAGGAGTTAGAGAATGGCTTTTGCAACAAGAACATTGAGAGACACACCTGTAAATGCAGCTGGAGCTGGTGGATTTGTCACCATCTTGGTTGATATCGAAGATGATACAACGGCAAATAACGCTATTCTAGATGCGAGTGCATTAGATGGACACGCAAACGGTGCAAAACTACATTTAAACCGTATTTGGTGGTCATTGGTACAGGGTACAGCAGATGACGATACAGGTCATGTAGAAATCATAGAAGTGGGTGCTGCGGCAAACAATTCACAAGATGCTACACAGTTTAGATGCGCTGGTACAGGACGCTATGATGGTACAGCTGGTAAAATTGCAGGGACAGCCGTAAACACTACTGCAAGTTCTGGTGATCATGAAGCTAGTTGTTTCGGTACATCTGGTACGATCATCATCGAATTTAAGAAAGACGAAAACTATACGTCATAGGGGATATGAGATGCAGACCGTAAAATTATTTTCAGAAGCCGTAGAAGAAGTAGAGTATATCACCGAAGCAAAAGAAGATGGTGGTAAGACCTACAAGATCAAAGGTATCTTCATGCAAGCAGATATGAAGAACCGTAACGGCCGGGTCTACCCTATGGAAATTCTAGAGAAAGAAGTTTCAAAATACAATAAAAAGTTCGTCAACGAGAAACGTGCGTTTGGCGAACTAGGTCATCCAGAAGGACCAACTGTGAACCTTGAAAGAGTTTCACATATGATAACATCATTAAAACCAGAAGGTAAAAATTTTATTGGTGAGGCAAAGATTATGTCCACACCAATGGGTGAAATTGTTAAAAATCTAATGGACGAGGGTGCCAAACTCGGAGTTTCCTCAAGAGGAATGGGGAGTCTAATACAAAAAAACGGTGCCAATTATGTGAGAGACGATTTTTACCTTGCAACAGCTGCTGACATTGTAGCAGACCCATCTGCACCTAATGCTTTCGTAGAAGGTATATTGGAGAGTAAGGAATGGGTCTGGAATCATGGGTCTTTGATAGAAGCGCATGTAGCAGGGCTAAAAAAGGAATTTGACGTTAAAAAGCGTCAAAGGAAGGTGAACAAAGAAGCACTAGAGTTCGCCAAATTCCTCAAAATGTTATAACTTATAAATAATATAATTACAAAAAGGAGAAACTCCATGTCCGAATTAGATCAAACCATTGAGGAACTTGAAGCAGAAGTTCTGGCGGAACTAGAAGAAGCCGCACATGATGCACCAAAGAAAGGTGCTGCTGCTTCAGAACCTCAGAAGAAAGTAAAGGGTTCTACACCTGGCGGCGAAACCGAAGATGGCGGTGAGCCAGTCGTTGAACCAGATGCTAAAAAATCCCCAACAGACGTTGCAGCGAAAGGTGCAAAAGAAGTTGGTGGAGATGCACGACAGAAGGGTGAAGGAGCCCCAGAAAAAATGGCTAAACTCAAAAAAGTAAAAGAAGAAATCGGTTATACCGATGCCGAAGTTAGAGAACTTTGCCACTCTGAAGATCATGACTGTGCTATAGTTATTGAACACCCAGTTTGGGGTAAAGGTAAACCTCTTCACGCTTCTCATGCAATGCCTGACGAAAACGGTTACGTTGAGTGGTACGATGTTCAATTCAAACATGGTATCGAAGAAAAAGTCATGGTAGAAGACATGGAAGTTGTCAAAAAAGAAATGCATGGTGCAGACGAGAAAATGGAAGTGCCAAAGACTAAAAAAGAAATGGTTGCTGCTATGGTAGACAAAATGAACGGTACGCCTGCAAAAGTATTGAAAGCTCAATACGGCAAAGTTATGGATGCGATGCTGAATACAGAAGGTGAACATGATAAACCTGATATGGAAGAGCAACTTAATAAACTCAGGTCTGAAAAGGAAGAGATTGAAGAGAAGATTAAATCAATCAACGTCAAAGAAGATATTGAAGCGTTAGTTGATGGTGAAGACCTATCAGAAGAATTTAAGGAAAAGGCTGCGACAGTATTTGAAGCAGCAGTTAAGTCTAGAATCCGTAGTGAGATTGAACGCATGGAAGAAAGTTACGTTGTTTCTCTTGATGAATCTACATCAATAATAAAAGAAGAGTTGTCAGAAAAAGTTGATGACTATCTCGGATACATTGTTGAAC